AAACGCTTTTTTTGTTCGCAGACATGTACTGCAAGACTGCTTTCGCGCTTAAACTCACGTTCGCAATATCGGCAAGTATATGTATCAGTTGTTTCCGTGGAGTTTAATGTACTCATCTACTTCTCGTTTAGTAACTAGTTCCGCTAATACTTCAATATCTGATATTTTAACATTTGGAAATAATTCTGTCAAACGCTTTTTATGATCCGAGGATGTATCTTCTTTCTTCTTCATTTGAAGCCATTTGTGCTTTTGCGGTCCAATACCTGGACTTGCTGCGCAAAGTTCTAACCATTGTAACTTAGGATGCTTATTGATCTCATACCAGTTCTTGTTACAATAATGATTAGTTGCTGCTAGATAATAGTGTTGAATCTCTCTTGTCCCTTCAACACTTGCTCCCCATTTTAACGCAAGAAAGGCACTAAAGCCTTTGCGTTCTTCGTCACTTAGATTATCATAGAAATCATAATCCTTGCGATCCATTGCAGCAAGCATTTTAAAAATGTCTAGTTTAGCCGCCACCTTCAATATTCCTATCTGGTCCTGTTAGCACGTCCCACATGCGATGCTTTTCTACTTCCTGTTCGTACTCCGAACTATCTGGAAGTTGATTAATTACACGTTCAACTTCGCGCATATGTTTGTTAAACATTTCTTTTAATTCTGGATGACGTTCTTCCATCACATAATCACGCTCTGGGATGTTTAACACACGTTCAATGATTTTAATACGTTCTTCTATGTCCCAAGTACCTTTGTCACCGTGTACTTGGATACCATTGGAAACATTTTTGTTATTATCAAGGGATATGTTACCCCAATTTAACCCTGCTGTGTTAATTGTATAATCGTCATACTCGTCATAGTTATACGGAACGGTAATAGTCACTGGGTTTCCATTTTCGTCATCGACATCTACCATTGTTACAGTAATATTGCTGTCCTTCATATTACCCCCAGGCTTTGTTATAATCCACTACTTCGCAGTTACGGGATACGTCTTTAATAAAGTAAACGCATTCTGGATTCTCACCGTCACTCAATGGAACAGCCAGATACTGTCCATTTTTCAATTTAGGCGCATACCAAGAAACTTCATTGTAAACGTCTACAATTTCAATTGGAAGGAAAGTAGGAACATACGATTTTAAACTATTGTATTGATATACCTTAAAATCTCTATCGTTTAAACTTGTAAGTGGTAACGCTTCTAAGTCGCCTAAATCATCTTCCCCAATTAATACTTGCCAATCCAGTGGCATTTTGATTTGCTTATTGCCAATCTTTAGTACAAGAGCAGGACTGGTAAATGATTCAAGAAAAATGAGCGGAATGTAGAAATAATCAGGATTATTAGGATCGCTATTATCTAAAATAGCAAAACGTAAGTCGTCAATTTCTTCTGGCAACGTATCTAAATTATATGCTGTATTGTCTAGTGTGTGAATACGAATAGTAATTCTCCTTAAGATTTATTTTTATATTATAAAACAATTTTATATTATTGTCAATAAATTATTTCCACTCATATTTTTCTTGTGTAAACGGATAGTTTGCTTCTTTATAAAACGCTTTACGCTTGGTTAAATGACGTTTAGCAAACTTACAGGTTGAAGTTATATCCCAGATTTGGACATGGTCTTTATCTTGTGCTTTACGAATGCCGCGGCCGATACTTTGAATTACACGGACAAATGACTTACCAGGTTCGACAAGTACAAGATTAAAAATGCGGGGGATGTTAATACCAACAGCAGCGACACCATACGTTGCCACAATAATTTTATTGTCTGCTTCTGAAATTTCATCATAATGATCCTGCCTGTCTTTTGCTTTTGTAGCACCGCTTACAAACACAGCACGATCACCTAAACGATCTACCAAGTCTGTGCCAGCACTAACACGATCAACAAGCACAAGTGTATTGCCCGATTCGTTAATACCTTCAATCATTTGAGAGATAACATTTAATCTATCTTGATCACTTAACAAGAATTTAAGTTCTGCTTGATAGTTAGTATGCTCTGCGTGATCCTGTAACTGTACAATATTAACATGGCAGTTAGCAAGTACGCCTTTTTCTTGTAATTCCGACGCAGCAATCTTATGTATAACCGGTCCAATACTTACGTGAAGTGCTTGGAATTCAAACTCTTCCTTAGGAATAGTACCTGTTAGTCCCCAACGTAGTGGAATCTTTGCCATTGGTCCTGTTAGTAGAGTTTTAAGTGCGTCTGCTTTTGCTTGATGTACTTCATCTACAATAACACAAACTACATCTTCTAAAAACTCGCCAATAGAAATAGGTGCCTGTTGATTGCGTGTTGCTTTTAGTAGCGAGTTAAGTGATTGCCAGGTACAAATAGTATGCGTCTTGCCAAACTCTTTTCTATCACCAAAAAATACACCAACATCTAACTTCATATTGATATAGTCTTTTTCAGTCTGCGTTACCAAACTCTTGTTAGGTACAATAACAATCGATCGTCCATATTGTTCAACACGCTGACTTAGAGAGGCTGTCATGATGGTTTTACCAGCACCGGTGGCAATCTCTTGTAGCGACTGTGGATTCTCCAGAAAGTTATTAACTACTTCAATTTGGTAGTCGCGCATTTCAACAGGCTGTCCTTCAGCAGGATGACCTTTAGGCCAAGTAATGTGCGAATAGCTATCTTTTTCTACACGCTCAAACTCAAACGCCGTACGATATTCACGTTGGTCATCTACTACAACATCATAATTATATTCTGCTAAGACGGGAACAATGTCCGGCAACAGATTTACATACGTACTCCCGCCGAGTTGGAAAAATGCTACTTTACCATCCCAGCGACCAAGACGAACTGCTGGCAAATAACGTGCGTGTGGCACTACATACTTAAATTTGTTTACAAGTTTTTGCCGTGCTGAAAGTTCTAAGCCTTCGATCTTAACGTTTACTTCGTCTTTAATTATTAGTCGTGCTTGTTTCATTTGATATACCTATTAAACGAGTTAACTATTATTTTATTATACTCTCACAACAAACTATAACTGGCGTTATTGTGGTGATATCTTATAAGGGAATTGATTATTTTTAAATCGTAAACATAATTGATCAATTTTAGTTACTGATCCAATGGTAATTACTGAAAACATTTCCATTGGATCCCAATCTACAATATTCCAATGGTTACACCAGTCTTCTCGATAAGGTTGAAACCATTCTAAGAAAGCATCTAAATCTATGTGGTTGTAAAACTCTCTATCAGCTGTGGCTATTCGTATAGTTGGTCGTAACAATAACCATGGTTTTGCTAACTCTTTAAGACGAACAATATCATCAGGTTCTTTATCTTTAAAATACGTATAAGGATCTTTTGATAACTCTTGCCATTTAACATAACAATCCCCTTTTTTAAGTGTTGTGGTTTTGTATTTTAAAAATTTTCGATCAAGTGGAACTTCTAAAAGACCTGCTTTTTCTCGGTAATCAAAAACAATTGGATGATTCTTGAGATCATCTCTTTTATGTGATTCAATTTGGTGTATAGCTTCATGAAATTGTAACCATAGCGGAATAGGATTTTTATGGTAATTTATTTCGTATATTTCATGTAAATGGTTTAGATAATCTTGTGTTAGCTCTTGGTCTATATCAAATCCTAATTGCCGAGCATACGTGGTTAATTGTTGTGTAGTAAAATCAATATCAGTATAAAATTTACCAAACGGATTATCGCGCAATGTTTCATTAAAATCTAATTCAAGATGTTGTAAATATTTAAATTTAGAATAAATTATTGCGCTGACCTCATTGTTATTTAAATTAATATCAATAGGTTCAAGAGTTTTCCATTTAATACTTAGATTCATCTTCTACTACCGTAACAACTTTCTTAGCAATGTGTGCTAGTGCTTCATAATTAAATGCTGTTCCTGGCATATACACTACACAATCAATACCATTGTCTAATGTATAGTTATCGCCATCTTTGCTAAACACATGATAATCACCAATACCGCCGGCGGTGTTTCTGAAGTCTGCTAAACTCACAAACTTTTCAGGAACAAGTGTATTGCGCTGATCCAATTTACTATCTTTGTCGTATTTAGCGTACTGCTTATGTACAACAAAGATATCGTTATCTGTTTCTCTAAGCCACTGTTTAACTAACTTGATTTCGCTTATATTAATACGTACTTCGCGCTGGCAAGCAATTCGTCCAATATGATATCCATATTTCTGTGCCACATAACTTTGTAGCGCATCGCTTAACGTAACTTCTAATCCAACTAAATCTCTAACGGTGTTGAGAGTAATCTCATTAGGAGGCAAAGCACGTAACAGTCCAGGACTTAAATTGCTAACCATATAGCCGTCACCATATAACTCAGCGTATGGACACCAATCAAATTCATCCCCAGGAATGCTATCTACAAGATCCTGAACTGATTCGTCAACGGCAAACTCATGATCCTTGGCATAGTAGTACAAGTCTCGAATTAATGTAGGGTACGCAGTGCCACGCCATACACGTTCTTGTTTGTTCCAGGAGAAGTATTCGTGATGTACCGAGGATGACATTAATCCATAATCATGTCCGGCATCTTGGATCACTACACGCAAGTCAGCAACAGCGTCCTTGTTAAACGGAAAACGAAGTTTAATAATGTCGTCTTCTATCCACAACAACGGAGCGTAACTGGGATCAAACTCTACAACAGAATTAATCCAGGACTTTTCTAGAATAAGTTCTTCAGAAATGGTTCCGTTAGATTCGGCAAATATTTGCTTGCGGTACTTGTGTACAAGTTTTTCCCATAAATCGTTTTGCTTTACGGTAAGAGCCTGGTTATCTGAAATGTACCGAGCAACATTTTCCATAAAATTAATGTCATACCGACTAAAGCGTAAATTTTCACGCATCCACAAGTGTGCTGAATCTCTGTCTACAACTTTTCTTATCATATTGATATTATAACATAAAATTAAAAAAGGCGCAAGAGTATTTCATCTTGCGCCAACAAACTAGAGAACTTTAGGAGTTCAACATAGCAATTGTGTCCTCTAGTTTAGAAACTGCTCTTCATACAAGTTACTGCTGCCATATCTTTCCAACGCTGCGGGCTTACTTTAATCAAGTCTGCTAGTTTCAGTGCCATACGCAAACTCATTTCACGTAGAGAGTCTTTGTTCTCTTCCATAAACGTAATTACCTGCTCGCCTTCGTCACCTTGGAAATAGTATGCTTCAAACAAATCACCTTTGCGATGAATCTGCTTAATACGCAACAATTTATCACGCATAGTGTCTAATGTCAAATCAATGTAATGACAACGTGATTGAAGTGCTTCCAAGTGATCCTGTAGTTTCTTGCTACGCACATGATCAAACTTCAGGTTAGTAATAAAAATTACTGCGCCGTGGAAGTCAAAACGGTCTGGGATACCCTCACGGCGCAGTAGAGAACTATCCGCATTCCAGTGGATAGTTCGCTTTTTCCCAGAATCAAGGGCCGCTTTAAGCAAATTCAATGAAAGGTCGTCCATTAGGACAGAGTCGCAGTCGTCAAATACAAGCACATTGCCTTTGTCAGCATGGTTGTAAAGCGTAGCGTACAACCCAATTGGGGTCATAGCACCCTTAACTACTTCGTACTTAACTTTGCTACCAGCAAGGCGATCAAACATCGAGCTCTTTTCAAGCTCGCGCTGAACACCAAAAGACTTGCCCACGCCTGGAGGACCCACTACAATCATAGCACGCACGTCGCTGTTGATTGTTGCTCGAGTCATTTCTTCCAGGACACCAAAGCGTGTTTCGATGCGATCCATTACTTGTTCGTCGGACTCTACAGTAGACTTTTGAACTGGAGCACCGATAAACTCAACGTCTTGTTCTTTGACGTTCACACGGATTTTGTCGCGACCTACACCAATCGCTTCGTTGGGACGAACTGTGATAAATGAACCTTTTGCGCCTGTTTGAATACCTTTAACTACTTCAAAAGTCTGGTTACGGATTTCTTCGCCGCGGTAAGTGCCACTTAAAATACGCACATTCATAGTAAACTCCTATATTTGCTATGTTGTTGAATGAGTGCTTATTATACTCGATCTTTTAAGGCTTGTCAACCCCTAATTTTGTTGTATTTTTACTACAATTTCGTTGATCTATAATATATTATAGTCAAAAAAATAGGGTCTGTCTAGACCCTACTTTAATAAAATATTTTTATATATTATAAAATTATTTTATGGATGAGCGGCTGCCCATACTGCTCTATATTCAGCTACGGTTGGTACTGTTGTTTTAATTAAATCAGGATCTATGTACAACTCAAATGAAATTGTTGCTCCATTAGGAATTCTCCACTGCCAATCTCCTAATTTACCTGAATTAATAATCTCAGTTTCGTCCCAACGTGCCCAATATTCAGTATTACCATCAAAATCAGTAATAGAAAAATTACGTTTACCATCAGACGCAGCAGTATTATTGTTTACAAACCCATAAAAATCTTCCGGGGCAACATTAACTGTAATTGTAGGATCTGACGCTGTCCAGTCATGCCCTTCTGGAATACTAATGTCAAAACCTGCATAATTTGCTTCGACATCAGCGAACCATGCTTCGCCACCAGTGGCTGTTACTGTTATTGGAATCCAGCCAGTAACACTCGAATCTAAATTAAATGTAAATAAAGAATTTAATTCATCAGTTGGTTCTGTGCCAGTAGGGGCAACTGTAGAAACTGCTCCGTTGTAAACCTCAGCGCCATTTACGTTTACAACTAACGATACATCTCCATCCGCTGAGTATGCTTTGCCCATAAACTTTACTGTTCTTGTTGCCATAATAATTATCTCCAAATCGTAATTGTTTATTACCAGTATTTATCGATAACGGGATCATTTATCTCGTGCAGTTTAGGTTTGCCATGAAATACCATAATTCTAGTAGGTTTTGTAATTTTAGTGCCTGTGCCTGGTTGTAAATGTCTTCTTTTTTTAGTATCGTATCCACCATCAAATAATTGCCAACGCCAGCTCTTAATAAGATCAACATCAAAAAATTGTTTATCTTTTGGTTGAATTATACGATCAACAAAATCTTGATCGCCGGCAAATCTCCGCATATGCTCTTCAGGCCGTAATAAAAATTGATCCCATACATAGTTAAATTTTCGAGTATCAAAATACATTATACTGCTGTTTAAAGTTTGCCTAGATCTATTAAATAAATGTCTGAAGTCTTTTATACCCCAAAAATAATTGGTTGATAGTTCTAAAAAGAAATCGATGTTGTCAACAATAACAACATCTAAGTCAAAATATAACAATTGACCTTTAAATTGATTTACATCAAATAACTGTGTTTTATACCACCAACTTTTTCTTGGCCCTTCGACCCCTAAATTTTGAAGGCTGTGTTTAATATACGGAAGCGGAACATCGCGGTGAGCTTCCGTATATACATGAAGGTTCACTGGTCTTGACAGGTTACGGCAAAGACCACGATACAATTTATCGACATAACTGAAATCATAATAAGTTCCATGTATCACACACGCACAGTCAACCGGTACTCCTGTTTTAATCGGTATATCAGTCACTGGATCAGGAACTTTTTTGTTTGCTTCTATAGCTTTCCTGAAAGCCTTTTTGCCCATAAACCTTGCTTTATTTCTTCTGGTGTATATTCTGTGTGAGCCATTTCAATAAACCATTGCTCTCTATTTAAACGATACGGCATTTCTATATCTCTAAAATCCATACTAACTGGATGTGCTAGACTTGTTGAATCAACAATAATAGGACACCCGGCGATGGCACCTTGGATACCTGGCCCACTATTATAATTAATTAGTGTATGCCAATTATACTGTAGGTCAAAACTATCATAAGTTTTTGATAATTTTTTTGGCATTTCAACTGTTACATCACTTGGTAACCGATCCATATTAACTTGACAACGCGGATGCGGCCGAATCACAACTGGACGATCTGTAAAGTGTCGTAAAGCATAAAATGTTTTTACTGCCCAATCCTCAATACTAATGTTCTTAACCTGTTCAGATCTACGATGTTGCATTGCTATACAAATTTTACTATTATTTTCTTTTTGTGTTTGGAGTGCTAACCCAAGTTTACTCGGTCTATCTAAATCTAAATTCTCTGTATGTCCATAATACCCATCACTGTTAACATTGTTAACAGCAATTTTCCACGTTTCGCCGCGCTTTAATGCACCAACATCAATAACAATTACAGGTTTATTATGATAACGATAATGTTCGTATATTCGTTGGTTTGCTGCCATTCTGCCATTCCAGAGAACACTCCATATTACAGCAATATCTGCGTCCATTGAATTTTCAACTGGAACATATCCTTGCTTTTGTGCTCCTTTGACAAAGTCTTTTAATATATCAACACCATTTAGTGCTATGGCCTTAGGAAAGTATGCTATGCTTTTTTGTGTCATATAAATATCGTTTATGAAATATACTGTAGTTACCACATTTAACAAAAAAGGCTACGACTTATACGGCAAACGTATGATCGATTCTTTTCTTAAAAACTGGCCTGCGGAAGTTACATTGTATGTATACGCCGAAGGCTTTAATGTCGCAGAAAGTGCGCCTAATTTAGTAGTTCACAACTTAAATGAAGCAAGTCCAAAACTTGTTGCGTTTAAGGAACGATGGAAAAACGATCCTCGTGCTACCGGAGACAATGACACTGATCCGTCAAGAGCAGATCGCAAAGATGGAAAGAAAGCATTTAAATGGGATGCCATACGGTTCGCACACAAGGTATACGCTATTTTTGCTTGCGCCGAGGAAGTCAAGGAAGGAATTCTTATCTGGATGGACGGCGATAATTACTGCCATAGTCCGATATCAATAGATACTATCCAGCGCCTTATTCCAGAACAGTTCGATCTAAGTTATTTAGGCCGCGGCAAAAAATATACCGAATGTGGCTTATATTCAATGAATTTAGACCACAACAACACACGTAAATTCCTTTCTAACTTTGAGCAAATGTATGAAGATGCTGAACACGGTATCTTCACATTAAAAGAATGGCACGATTCATACGTATTTGATATTGTTAAGAATCGCATGACTGAGCTATACAATCAAAATTGGAGTGAGGCTCTTGAAGGTGGTGAAGGACATCCACTTATTAATACAGAATGGGGTGCTTATTTAGATCACTTAAAAGGTAAACGCAAAGAACTCGGTCGTAGCAAAGCAAAAGATCTTAGGGTTAACCGCACAGAACCTTATTGGCAATAAATAAGTCAACGAGGTAATATATGACACTCAACGATTATAAACAAGCGGTTATTAAAAGATGTTTTGAAGTTGACAAATATCAGTCAGGAGCAAAATACGGACGTAAATGGGATTGGTATTATGAAGAAAAACAACATGTTGTTGATTATGCTAACAGTAGAAACGGCGGAATTGATAATGTTAAAACTGCGCTAGATGTTGGAGCAGGAATTGGCGTTCTTGCCGCTATTTTGCGTGAACGAGGAATCGAATGCGATTGTACCGATGTACAAGACGGATTATTTAAAGAATGTTGTGATTTACTAGGTGTTAATCGTTACGAATTGTGGATTCATCCACAAACTCCATTGGATCTACCAAAACACTATGATATTATTTTTGCCACTCGCACCGAATTTGATCGAGCATTTGACAAAGACGCAGACGATTGGGAATATTTCTTAAACGATATCTTTAATTACACTAATCGAGTGTTTATGAAAATGAACTGGACTGCAAAGCGAGATCGGTGGGCGCCGGCGTGGTTACTTGAAAAAGGATTTGCGTGGTTTTCAAATCAACGACCGAATGGAGAAAAAGTTGGAAAACCACTGCGTGCCTGGTATCTTGATATCACTAAAGACCAATGGATAAGGTATTGCAATGAAAGAACTTCCTAAACATTTAGGTGGACATCAAAATAAAACACATTTAGATGTTGGTACATTAGAATTTTTTAAATCTACGTTTAACATTAAATCAATGCTGGACATTGGCTGTGGCCCAGGCGGAATGGTAAGTTTGGCTCAAGAAATGGATTTATACGCCATTGGAGTTGATGGGGACTTCACCATCAACCGTTCTCCTGCGGAATCATTTATCTTACATGATTTTACCTTAGGCCCAGCACCAATTAACGAAGAATTTGATTTAGCATGGAGTTGTGAATTTGTAGAGCATGTACATGAAGAATATGTTCCTATGTACATGCCAGCGTTTCAACAAGCAAAATATGTTACAATGACGTATAGTCAAGACCCAAACGGATATCATCATGTTAACCTAAAACCAGCAGAATATTGGATTAAAACTTTTGGTGATTATGGGTTAGAATTTAACAGTGATCTAACAGCCCAGGTTAAACAGGCAACTACTATGAATTTAAAGAAAAAGAAAAAAGCCTGGGTACTTAATAGCGGGCTATGTT